CTCACTTTAACGCTGGGTCACGGAGGTTTGATTCTCAAACCACTGCTGATTCCACCGGCATTTAAGGAGGGCTGATAAATGGCTATTTCTAGAGCCCAACTGGCGAAAGAGCTTGAGCCCGGCCTTAATGCTCTCTTCGGCTTAGAATACGACCGCTACGAGAACGAGCATTCAGAAATCTTTGAAGAAGAGTCTTCGGACCGTGCCTTCGAAGAAGAAGTGATGCTTGGCGGCTTCTCGACTGCTCCCGTGAAAGACGAGGGTGGTGCAATTTCGTTCGATGACGCGCAGGAAACATATACTGCTCGTTACACGCACGAAACGATTGCGCTGGCCTTTTCGATTACGGAAGAGGCTATCGAAGACAACCTTTATGACCGGCTTGCAAGCCGTTACACAAAGGCTCTGGCTCGTTCGATGGCTCAGACCAAGCAGATCAAGGCCGCTGGCATTCTTAACAATGCCTTCTCAACCGATAATCCGGTTGGTGACGGAGCAGCACTTTGCTCTTCCGCGCACCCTTCGATTTCGGGCAATCAGCGTAACCAGCTTTCGACAGCTTCAGACCTCAACGAGACTTCGTTGGAGCAGATGCTGATTGATATTGCTGGCCTGACTGATGAGCGTGGTCTCAAGATCGCGGTTCGCGGAACGAAGCTCATTATTCCAAAAGAGCTTCAGTTCATTGCGGAACGTGTCATTAACAGTAACCTGCGTAGCGGGACCGCTGATAACGACACCAACGCGGTTCGTTCCATGGGAATGCTCCCGGAAGGTGCGGTGGTTAACCACTTCCTCACCGACACCGATGCGTTCTTCGTGAAGACCGATGCTCCGAACGGCTTTAAGTTCTTTAACCGTTCACCACTCAAGACCGCCATGGAAGGCGACTTCGACACGGGTAACATGCGCTTCAAGGCGCGTGAGCGTTACTCGTTCGGTGTTTCTGATTGGCGCTGCGTATTCGGAACAGCGGGCGCTGCATAAGCCTCGCGGTTCTTATTACGACGAAAGGGGCGGCTATTGCCGCCCCTTTTATTTTGGTCTATATTTTTACCGTACATAATGGCGCTCTTGCGCTGGTTCTAAGGAGGAACTTTTATGACTACCACTCATTTTACTAATGGCGTATCTAACCAGACTGTTGGAAACCCGCTTTACGACTACCCGTACCTCGACCCTTTTAAGTTCTATTCGTATGTAAACGATTTTTTCACTTATCACGCTGATGAGTGGACAATTACAACGACTGAGGCAGGTACCGGCAGTGCTACCGAGGCCCTTACGTCTCAGGCTGGTGGCGCTCTTCTTATTACAAACGCCGCGGGCGACAACGACCTCGACTTCTTCAACCTGAAGGGGGAATCTTTCAAGTTTTCTTCTACGAAGCGTATGTTCTTCAAGGCGAAGTTTAAGGTTAGTGATGCCACCCAGTCTGACGTTGTAATGGGACTGACGATCACTGATACGACACCGCTTGACACAACCGACGGAATCTTTTTCCAAAAGGACGATGGCGATACCAACATCGACTTTCATATTGAGAAGGACAACGCCGCCACGTCAAACTCTGCAATCGGTACCCTTGCCGACGACACGTTTATCACGGTTGCCTTTGCGTATGATCCAAAAGGCAATGCTGGCGCAGGCTCCTTCAGCATCTTCATGGATGATGTAAAAGTTGGAGAGCAGAAGACACTGACCAACGTGCCTGATGACGAAGAGCTTACTGTTGCTTTCGGCATTCAGAACGGAGAAGCGGCGGCAAAAACTATGACGCTTGACTTTGTCATCTGTGCGGTCGAACGGTAGAAATTAGTTTGGAGAGGGCACCGCCCTCTCCTTCTCTCTTTTAAGGAGTTTTTTATGGCGTCTGATATTCAATCAGTCCTCGTAGAGGCCGCCACCGCAGATCCTGATGGCATCTCGACGGCGGCAGCCGTTGGCAATAACGCCAATTTAGTCATCGGGGGCGCTTTGGCCGACGGTGGTTCCGTTACTTTTGATGAACCTAGAAACGTCACTATTCTTAGCGCAGGCGACGATTCCGGGATTTCGTTTACAGTAACCGGAACAGATGAGCAAAACGCTGCTCAAACAGAAACTATTTCCGGCGCAGACTCAGACACGGCAACGGGAAGTAAGTTTTTTGCGACGGTTACTCAAATTGCCGCAGTCGGCAACCCTGCGGGTAATGTGAGCGCGGGTTCCGGAACTTCTGTTGCTGCTCCAATGTATCAGGGACGGATGCGCCTTCGGGGTATCTACGCCGTTAACACGGGAACGGCTGGTACGATTACTTTTAGAGAAGGCTCCGGAACGGGTTCTATACGGATGCAGTTTAATACGGTGGCCTCCGCCAATACTACGCAGTACCCGGACATACCTGACGACGGCATTTTGTTTAAAGACGGCGGTTTTGTAACGTACACGCAAACCGCTCTTTCCTCTTTAACGGTGTTCTACGAAGGGTAGTGCGTTATGTCCGGGTTTCGTTTGGGTGAATTTGGTTTTTCCGGCACTTACTACATTGCGATAGAGGATTCCTCCACCCCGGATATTTTTGTTAAATTTACTGGGTTTGATTCTCCGGAGCAGGCCAATGTGTTTGTTCACGCGTTAGAGACCGTGTTAGAAAGTCCTTTAGATTTTGAAGATTCTAACTGGACGCTTCATTGATGGCTCGGAAAAAACAAAAGCCTATTCGTCGCACCACTAAGGGCAAGTCCGCAAACTACCGAAAGACCAGCTCGGGTGCGGGAATGACCGAAGCGGGCGTCCGTCGCTATCGGAAAGCTAATCCGGGTTCTAAACTAAAAACCGCTGTGACAGGTAAGGTTAAAAAAGGCAGCGCCGCGGCCAAACGGCGCAAAAGCTACTGCGCGAGGTCGGCGGGTCAGTTGAAAAAAAGCTCGGCTAAGACGCGGAACAATCCGAACTCGCGTATTCGTCAGGCTCGCAGAAGATGGAAGTGCTAGACTAATGGGAAAAACCATTATTGGCGTTGTCGCGGCGGGTGTGGTAAGCGGGCTGCTTGGGTTCTTTGCGTGGCAGTCTTTGACGTTGATTGACGTGGACAAGCGAACAGAACGAACTGCTCTAAAGGTAGATCAAAATTACCACATGATAAAACCCTTGTGGGAGCAGTTTATTGAATCACGTAAGATTGTGAGGGTAGATGACAAAAGTTCGAACAGGCCCAAAGGCCAGTAAGCCTAAGCTAACCTATTTTAGAAAGGGCGGCGCTGTCTCCTCTAAAAGCAAGGGGAGCAAGATTTGCCCTGAAGGAAAAGCATGGGCAAAGCGCACGTTTGATACATACCCGTCGGCTTACGCAAACCTCGCAGCTTCTAAATATTGTAAAGACCCCAACTACGCAAAAAAATCTAAGGGCGGGAAGCGGAAAGGCCGTTAGATGGGTAAATTAAAGGAGTGGTTAGATGAAGATTGGGTTCGGATTGATAGCAGCGGTAAAATCGCGGGTAAGTGCGGGACGTCTAAAGATAAGAAAAACCCTGACCGGTGCTTACCGAGAGCTAAAGCGTCTTCTCTGTCTAAGTCTCAACGTGCCTCTACGGCTCGTAAGAAAAAGCAGGGTGGTTCTCGCGGCAAAACTGTTGTTTCTAATACAAAAGCTGCAAAAGTTGCACGAGCGGCTGCGGGTGGAGTAGTTGTTGGAGCGCCATACCGTAAGCTTAACAAGGGCTGCGGCGCGGTAATGTCTAATCGTCGGAAAAGAACGCTATACACCTGACATGATCGAACAGCAAATAAAACAAGAACTTCGGGAGTGGTCTAGGCATACGCTTGAGTCCCCCTCTCCGTTTTTTAACAACCTTCCAGCCTGTCCGTATGCCAAGAAAGCGTGGGACGAGGACAAGATTGGGTTTGTGTTTAAAACGGAGGACGACAACCTTTCTCTGTACCAAACAATCGCGGGCTTTGACGACCAGTTTGACGTGGTCATGGTCATCGACTTGTCTTATCGGAAAGACCCCGAAGAGTTCGAAGACTTTTTGCACGATCTTAACGAGGCTATTTCGGACGGTATTCTGGTACAGCAAGACATGTGGGTTATGGGGTTTCATCCGGACGACGATCCGGATGATTTAATAGACGACGGCTCTTTTTCTCCTTTGGTGGACCAAAAATATGCTATCATTTTTGTGCAACGTCTAAAGGCTTTGCACGAAAGGTCAGAAGCCCTAAAACCCTTGGGTTATTACGACAGGAGTTTTGAGGCTTTTGAAAACACGGGCCTATACGCCCACAGAGAAAACTTGTACAGGAGATTGAAAAATGGCGATGAAACCTCGTAAGAAGAAACCAGTTAAGAAAATGCGCGGCGGCGGAACGGTTAAGAAAATGCGCGGCGGCGGAATGGTTAAAAAAGGACCGAAGCGTATGCGCGGCGGCGGAATGGTTAAAAAGCGGAAGTAGTTAGGTGGCAGTTTCCTCCAGCAAAAACTTCGAACTCGACGTAAACGAGCATATCGAAGAGGCGTTTGAACGCTGCGGGCTTGAGGCTCGGACGGGTTACGACCTTCGCACGGCGAAGAGATCGCTTAACCTGCTTTTTGCAGAGTGGGCTAACCGCGGCATCAATCGGTGGACAATAGAGCAGAAAACGGTGGCGCTCGCTAACGGGGTGGCCGACTACCCGGTCGGCACCTTAACTCTGACGGTTAATAGCACAACGGGTTTCCAAGACGGGGAAGCCATAACCGGAGGCACTAGCTCGGCCACTGCTTTTATTACCAATGTAACCTCCGCCACAGTTGTTGCAATAACAATCCCCTCCGGGACGTTTTCTGCTACCGAGACCATAACCGGAGGCACCTCTGGAGCGACCGCAACCGTTTCTTCCGCTGTGTCTCTTGACGACGTTCAGTCCTCAATAGATATTTTGTCGGCAGTGATTCGGCAGAATAGCGGGTCGAGTAACCAGTCGGACCTTCAAATTACTCGGATTGGTCGAGACGCCTATTTGGGCCTTACCAGCAAAAGATCTACCGGTCGCCCAGTTCAGTTTTATGTTGACCGGTTGATTACTCCAAAAGTTCGGTTGTGGCCCACGCCGGATTCTAGCTCTTCGTACGAGCTAGTTTTCGACCGCTTGACGCGGTTAGACGACGCGGACACTCAGACAAATACTTTAGAGGTGCCCTTTCGGTTTTATCCCTGCGTGTCTGCGGGCTTGTCGTACTACCTGTCGATTAAATTTTCTCCAGAAAAAACGAACCTACTCAAGGCCGTTTATGAAGAGGAAATGCAGAGAGCTATGCAGGAAGACCGAGACCGCTCATCCTTTCAAATATCGCCTAGCCACAATTATTTTGGTAGGTAGATATGGCTAAACACGCAACGGGCAAAAATTCTTATGCAATATCTGACCGGTCCGGTTTTCGGTATCGGTATCAAGACATGCGTCGCGAGTGGACGGGTGCGCTTGTCGGTAAAGACGAGTTTGAACCGAAGCACCCTCAACTAGGCCCCTTTAAAGAAGTCTCTGACGCAGAGTCCCTCTTCAACCCGCGTCCGGACCGAGTTGAGCCTCAAACTGTTTTTGTTGGCGGCGCTTCTTTTCCGCAAGGTCTTCGGGACACTAAAGGGGTGGCTTCTACCGGTATAGTGACAGTGGTGACGGCATGAGTTTTACGTTCGCACAACTAAAAACAGCAATACAGGACTTTGCAGAAAACACGGAAACAAGCTTCGTGACAAACCTGCCCGTTTTTATTCGGGCCGCAGAAGAGCGTATTTTTAAGCTTGTTGATCTTGAAAACTTTAGAAAGAACGTCAGCGCCTCTATGACCACGTCAAACAGGTTTTTGCAGGCTCCGACAGATTTTTTAGCCTCCTTCTCTTTGTCCATTGAAGTATCTAGCTCAAAAAAATTTCTTCTGCAAAAAGACGTAAATTTCTTGCAGGAGTATTGGCCGAACTCTTCTTTAACCGGCGAGCCCGAGTTTTACGCCTTGTTTGATGACTCAAACTTTTTGATAGCGCCGACACCAGACTCCGGGTACTCGGTGGAGCTTCATTATTATTACAGGCCCGCTAGCCTGACCGCCGGAGCGGAATCAGGAACGACGTTCCTAAGCATTAATGCTCCCAACGCTATTTTGTTTGGCTCTTTGGTTGAAGCCTACATATACATGAAAGGTGAGCAGGACGTGCTTGCCATGTACGAAAAACGGTTTGAAGAAGCCTTAATGCGCCTTAAAGATCTTGCGGAAGCGAGAGAGAACAATGACGCGTATCGAAAAGGTTTGCCTAATAAGGAAAGAACATAATGCTTCAAGCAAGTTTAGAGATTGCACCGGACTACAAGGTTGCGGTCCACACAACGCAGTTTAGGGGCCACACTCCGGAAGAAGTAGCCTCGCGGTGCGCGGACAAGGTTATGCGCGTTTCTATGGACGCTCCTCCTGTTATAAGAGACCAAGCCTTTGCTTTTAAGGAACAGCTAGAGAAAATATTGAGTTTTTACATGCGAGAGGCTATAAATAGCGATAGGACGACAGTCTTTAACGCTTTGAACGATGCAGGCCACCCTGAACTGGCTGAATTAATAAGGAGACTTTGAGATGTCAATCTCTCAAGCAATGTGTACGTCTTTCAAGGTGGAGATTCTGAAGGGTGTGCATAATTTTACGGCGTCTACCGGAAACACCTTCAAGCTGGCGCTTTACACTAGCTCGGCGTCTTTAGACGCGTCGACCACCGCGTATACAACCTCAAACGAGGTCAGCGGAACGGGGTATACCGCAAAAGGCGGCACCCTAACTTCGGTTACCCCTGTGGCAAGCAGTACAACCGCCGTGGGCGATTTTGCGGATCTAACTTTTAGCTCCGCTTCAATTACCGCTAACGGAGCTATGATTTTTAACGAGACCGCGACGGGTGACCCCTCTGTCCTTATTTTGGCGTTTGGTGGTGACAAAAGTTCGTCCGCCGGAGACTTTACAATCCAGTTTCCTACGGCGAACGCTACTGACGCCATTATCCGTATAGCCTAGCGGCAGACCCGACATGTCTG